AAAAAGTCAAATGGTTCATGGTTTACAGACGGCACTGGTAGCATATTAAACATACCTGCAGAGCGTGGAGACATTACAAAGATTTCAGAATTAAAGAAGGCTGCCATTCATAATGGTGATGACGGAGAAGGAACTGCAGTATTTGTTCCTGGACTTACAAGAATTAGCGAGGAAGAGCATTCCGAACAACTAGATAGAATGAAGAATGGCTTAATTCCTTCCATGAATGACCATGGTGCTTGGGTAGCAGCACGACAAACCTATGATAAGTATGGTAACAATGAGTGAAGAATACGTAAGAGTTGGATTAAACACGCAAGAAAAAGATGGTAATCCATTTTCACAACAAGATCCATTTAATAAAACTTGGGATGCATTAAAAGATTTTACAGGGTTAGAACAAAATTTCCGTAGAAAAACTGCAAGGAATGTTACAAAGGCAATGACTTATGCAACAAATGAATATTTAGATTCTGCCAATTCTACACCATCTGGAGTAAATGCAGGATCAAAGGCTATTAATCCAGGGACGGTATACAGAAATGGTTACGGACTATTTGACGTAATTACTCCTCCATACAACATGTACGAATTAGCCAATTTCTATGACACATCATTTGCTAATCATGCTGCAATTGATGCCAAGGTAGAGAACGTAGTTGGTCTTGGATACCGTTTTGATATTGCAGATAGAACAATGCTTAGGTTTGAAATGAATGAAGATCAGGCAGCAGTTGATCGTGCTCGTAATAGAATTGAAAGAATGAAACTTGAGTTAAGGGATTGGCTAGAAAACCTTAACGATGATGATTCATTTACTAAAACTATGGAAAAATTCTATACAGATGTTCAGGCAACTGGTAATGGGTTTATTGAAATTGGTAGAACCGTAACTGGTGAAATTGGCTACGTTGGTCACATACCTGCAACCACTGTTCGTGTTCGTCGCTTACATGATGGTTTTGTTCAGATTATTGGAAACTCAGTAGTTTATTTTAGAAACTTTGGTGCTAAAAACCCAAATCCAATGACTAATGATGCACGTCCAAATGAGATTATCCACTATAAAGAATACTCTCCATTAAATACATTTTATGGTATTCCAGACATTGTTGCCGCTATGCCATCACTTATTGGTGATCAGTTAGCCTCACAATACAACATTGACTACTTTGAAAACAAGGCAGTTCCTAGATACATTGTAACCTTAAAAGGTGCAAAACTATCATCTGATGGTGAAGATAAGATGTTCAGATTTTTACAAACAGGACTCAAATCTCAATCACACAGAACTCTTTATATTCCACTTCCTGGAGATACTGAAAACAATAAGGTTGAGTTTAAGATGGAGCCAATTGAAAACGGTATCCAAGAAGGATCATTTAAGGAGTATCGCAAGCAAAATCGTGATGATATCCTAATTGCACATCAAGTTCCAATTTCTAAACTTGGTGGAGCAGATTCTGGAATTGCAGCGGCATTATCACAAGATCGTACTTTTAAAGAGCAGGTATCTCGTCCAGCACAAAAACATCTTGAGAAAGTTGTTAATAAAATTGTTCGTGAAAAGACGGATATTCTTGAACTTAAGTTTAATGAACTAACTCTTACAGACGAAATTGCTCAATCTCAAATTATTGAGCGCTATGTAAAGACACAGGTTATGACTCCAAATGAGGCTCGTGAAAAGTTAGATCTTCCACAAAGAGCCGATGGAGATGAGCCATTTGTTATGTCTGCAAGACAGGCAACTGATACAAGGGCTAATGTGGCAGGGAATCGTCAAAGAGATGCAGAACGAACAAACAACAACTCTGACTCTACTACAACCATCTCTGGTCGTAATGCACAGGGTGAAGGTCGCTCATCTCAATAATTGAGATAAGTGTAATAATATTTGGTATAATGGTAACGATATGTTAATAAATAAGGCTCATTGGGAAACTACTGGCGACAGCGTTCGCTTATCAATGCCTATTGGTAAAGTAGACATAGAGCGTCGTATGGTTTCTGGTTTTGCTACTTTAGATAATATTGATAAACAAGGCGACATCGTAACAACAGAGTCAAGCGTTGAAGCATTCAAAAATTTTAGAGGAAACTTGCGTGAGATGCACCAGCCATCCGCAGTTGGAAAAATTGTATCATTTAAAGAAGATCGTTATTTTGATCCATCAGTTAAGAAGTTTTATAGTGGAGTATATGTTTCAGCATATGTTTCAAAGGGTGCACAAGATGCATGGGAAAAGGTTTTAGACGGAACATACAAAGGTTTTTCTATTGGTGGTAACATTAAAAATTGGGACGATGCATACAACGAAGAACTAAGCAAAACTATACGTGTAATTAAAGAATATGATTTATTTGAGTTGTCGTTGGTTGATAATCCTGCAAATCAATTTGCAAACATTGTATCTATCGAAAAGGTAGATGGTAAAAATGTTGTTAGTGGATATCTTTCAAAGGCAGAAATTGAAAATGTGTTTTGGGATTCAGAAACTGGAATTGTTATGGTATCAGAGTCTGAAAACGAAACAAGCCCTACATCAGGAAAGGCAATGCAAAACATTGGTTTTATTGAAAAGGGAGACAAAAATAATACAGAAACACTAAAGTTCTTAGTTGATAGTGCTAAAGGCATTAGTACAATTAAGATTACAAAGGAGGTTAGTCCTATGACTGAAACAACAGAAGCAGTGGTTGACACTGCAGTTGAAGAAGTAAAGGTCGCTCCAGAGGCACAGCCAGTAGCAGTTGAAGAAACTGTTGCAGTTGCTGAGGAGGCACCAGCAGTTGAAGAACTTGCTCTTGCTAAATCTAGCGATGGTAGTGCAGATTCTTCTGTTGAAAAAACAGAAGAGGGAGAAGTTGTTGCAACTGAAACTGTTGTAGCAAAGTCTGATGAAGTAATTGTTGAGGCAGTTACAGAAATCAAAAATTCTCTTACAAATGCCTTTGGCGATTTAGCAACAACCGTTAAGTCTCTTCACGAGCAAATTGTTGCATTGAGTAAGTCTCTTGACACCGTATCAGGTGAGGTTAAGACCGTATCTGATGAAGTAAAAAATGTAAAGGGAGTTTTTAATGAGTTTGGTAAGCGAGTAGATCTTGTAGAACAAGACACCGCTTTCCGCAAGTCTGGCGATCTAGGCGAGATCGTGCAGTTTGAACCCTCAAAAGTTCAGAAATCCCTATGGGGCGGTCGTTTCCTCACATCAACCGACCTATTTAACTAAAGTACAAAATCACTAGGAGGTGAAAATAATGTCGGAACAAAATAAAGACCTAGAAAAGAACTACCCAGGATCAGGCGGATCAGGCAATGAGATTAACTCTCAAGGCGGATTCGTATCTGGTGGCGTAGGTAGTGCTACTGGTTTAGATTCTGCAGCAGCGTCTGTAGGATCACAACTTGGTAACACTGCAACTGCAGCATTCGGATCAACATCTGGAGCAAACGCAGTAAACCCAACAGGCGTCGCAGGTGGTATTCTAGCACCAGAACAAGCACGTCGCTTCATCGACTATGTGTGGGATGCAACAGTTCTCGCTAAAGATGGTCGTAGAGTTACAATGCGTGCCAATACAATGGAGATCGAAAAGGTCAACGTTGGAGAGCGTGTTATCCGTGCAGCCGCACAAGGCGCACCAGATTACACAAACATTGGTGCAACATTCTCAAAGGTTGAATTAACTACCAAAAAGATTCGTCTTGATTGGGAAGTATCAACTGAAGCACTAGAAGACAATATTGAAGGTGGAGCACTTGAAGATCATTTAGTTCGCTTAATGACCAATGCATTCGCTAACGATATTGAAGACCTTGCTATTAATGGTCTAGGAACAGGCGCAGATGCCTTCCTTTCCATCATGCCTGGCTTTGTTAAGCAAACTCGTTTGACAGCAGGAAATGCTGCTCACGAATATGCTGCAACAGTTGCAGACAACAACTACACAACAACAGTAATGCAAGGCTTGCTATTAGCAATGCCTCGCAAGTACCGTGCACTTAAGAGCAATCTTAAGTTCTACGCAGGTACTGATGCTTTTGCTGGTATTGTTCGTAACAACGGTACACTAGCAGATGCTATTTCATCAGCGTTTGCTGATCGCACTGGTAGCACTCAAGCAAACCGTCAAGATTACTTGGATGGTGCTGCACAGACATTTGGTAATGCACGTACAACTCGTGTACTAGGTGTAGATGTACTAGAAGTTCCTTACTACCCAGCAGGTTATGTTGATTTAACATTCCCTTCTAACCGTGTATGGGGTTTCCAAAGAGATATCACTGTAAACCGTGAATACAAGCCAAAGAAAGATACTATCGAATACACAGTATTCGTACGATTTGGTATCCAATGGGAAGAACTAGATGCAGTCGCTTATGTTGACTCAGATAGTGCTGATTCCTAAGATCTAAAAGATCATATATTAGGGCGGGTAGCGTAAAAACTACCCGCCTTATTCTTATTCTGGTATAATTACAAATAAGCATAGGAGAATTATGAATTTAACAATAGAAGAATTATCGACTAAAACTGTAATGGCACTAAAGTCATATGCAAAGAAAAATAATATAGAGTTATTTGAATCAACTACTAAACTTGAAATTTTAGAAATTTTGGCTAGTTGGATTCCACCAGAAAAAACAGAAGAGCAAGTGCAAGAAGCAGATAAAGCAAAAAGTATGATAAATAAAATAGCGTTATACTCAGAAAGAAACTTACACATGGATAACCTAGGTGCTCTTAAGGTAGGATACAACATAGTCTCAAAGGAGGCATCGGAAAAGTGGCTAACCCACAGGTTGGTAAGAGTTGCACCACCTGAAGAGGTAGCCGCATACTACGGTAAATAAAAATGCAAATATTACGTCTTCCACCTTATCCACTTTCTGTAACCTATACAGTTCCAGATGCTAATGCTGATTATATTATTGTTATTGAAAACGTTTCAGAATTAACAGAAATTGAAGAGACCATTGAGTCTAATGCTAGTAAAAAAATAAGTTATTCTTTAGATGATAACTTTGTTAAATATGATAAATCGTATGCCTTAACAATCTATGAAGATGGTGGATCTTCTGGAGCAAATATTGTACGTGGTGATATTGTAGTACAAGATAATTTAGAAATTATGAGACCATACGTAGATCCAACATCTTTGGCTACATCTGGTACAGCAACTGACATAGCACTTTATACAGGTTATGAAAATTTAGCAAGAGCAATTATTGATGCTGCTGTTGGTGGATTTTATTATGATAGAACATACTTAGAGGTTGTTGGACAAGGAAATGACTATCTACCACTTTGGAAAAAAACTCACAAAATTTTAAAGGTATATGAAAATGCACAACTGGTTTATGATATAAACAACGAAGACGGACCAGAATTGTTAGACTATACTTTCTTAATTACTAAAGATAAAACAGCAATTACTAAAGATCCACTAGAAGCAACTGACTCTATCAATCGTGCAGAACGAAGATACTCACGCATTCCATTAGGATATTCAGACTCTATCAGTATGTTTGATACAGAAGATAGTGGACACACTCAAACTGTCGTGCCTGGAGTTGCATTTCCAGAAGGAGCAGATTATATTATGTTGCTAGAGACTGGGTATAAAGTTGTTCCTTATGATATCCAAGATGCAACATTAATGTTAATTGATGACATTAAGTGTGGAAAATTAGATTACTATAAGAGATATATTAAAAACTATAGCACCGATCAATTTAAAATTGAATACGATAAACGTTTAATTGATGGTACTGGAAACATCCTAGTAGATAAGATTTTACAAAAATATAAAGAGAATATTATCCGTCCAGGAGTATTATAATGGAAGACTGTACAACAACAGACTTTCTTTATCCAATGAAGGCTGACCTATATTATCCAGTAATAAACCAAACACAATACGGACAAGCAAGTAGAACCTGGTTTTATGATAGAACAATTATATGCAATGCTACTTCTATAGGAAGGGCGGGTACTGAACAAATTAAACCAGAAGCATTTTTACAACATGAAAACAAACTAATAGCAAGAGTAAAAGCAGATCCTAGAATGTCTTCAACTGAAACAGAAAATGCAATTAACAATATTTTAATTACAAATATCCGTAATGCCAACGATGAACTTATTTATAGAGAAACAGGTGGATCAAGGTCTGGACGTGGAACAATCTATGAGGTAGCAACTGTAGATCCTTTTACTGGACCATTTGGATCAATTGAGTATTTTAAGGTATTATTACGTAGAACAGAAAATCAAACAATAACAGACTAATGATAATTACAACAAATACTAAAAGTTTTGACAAACAGATGAATAACATTGTCCAATATGCTTTTGGATTTTTAGATGGTGCTCAAAAAGGTAAAACTGTTTTTTTAAAAAACTTAGGTGCAGGAACAATAGATGCAATGGCTAGATATGTAGATGTTTCTGCAAGGGGAAATCCCGCAGCACTTCAACATGTATATGAGTGGTATCAAACGGGTAGTCCAAGTTCAAGACTATTTAACATTACATATACTGTTAGTAATTTAGGGTTGAGCATTAATTCAACATTTACTCAATCAAGAGGTATAAAAAAAGAATCAAATATCCCATTTTACAATAAGGCTAAAATTATGGAAGAAGGAATTCCAGTTGTAATTAAACCAATAAAGTCTCCAGTTCTTGTTTTTAATGAAGGTGGTCAGACCATCTTTACTAAAAATCCTGTAACAGTTAGAAACCCTGGAGGAAGTCAAGCAAAAGGATCTTTTGAAAAAACTATGGATGAATTTATTTTAAGATATTTTAAACAATCATTTTTACGTGCTAGTGGTATATATAATTACATTAAAAAACCAGTAATATTTAAAAAAGAAATAAAAACTGGAGCAAGAATGGGCAGATCAAAAGGTATCGATACTGGCTTTAAATGGATTGCTAATGCAAAGGTTAGTGTAGAATAGTATTATGGTATCAATAGTATCAGCAGAAACTGGATTCCCGCCACTCTTTGTTAATGCCTTTGTTAATAGCGAACTTAAAGAGTTTGAGTTAATGCCAACTGGACCAGAACCGTTTCAACCATTTTTCCCTGCCCAAGTACCCGATAGCGTAGAGGGTATTTATAATGACATTCCCTTTATTAGAAATAATCCTGATACTACCGTAATTATATTTGACAGACTTATGAGGTTTAGACCTACCCCATTTTATAAGCATAAAAGAGAACAGTTAATCTATTTTATTTATAGCCCCAACCTTTCTAAATTATTTGATACAACTAGAGTAATAATAGAGTGTCTTGATCGAGAAGATGTTGCAGCGCAGGCTTTAAACTCTTGGATAGCAGAAAATGATATAGAAGATGAAAATGGTAACGTAATCCCTAAAAATGTATTTTTCCACAATTTAAAAGTATATCAAGCAGATGAAAGTAGAGATATAATAGAGTTAGCCTCAGCCAGAACTTTGGGGCTAAACAAGTTAGTCATAGAGTATGACTATCACACGGTAAACGTAGAAGGCTCAAATCAAAGGTACTCCTAAAACAGTGATATAATTATATCGAGGAAACAACGCCATACAACTTAATATCTACTATTATGAAAAGAGGTAAAATACATGCCATATAGCCGTGGTACGTCGAACAACATTATCGTTGGTGCAGCAGCACTTTTTGTTTGCGACACAACTTTAACTCCAGCAACCCTGGAAGCATTTGATGCAAGTGAGTCTTTTAAAGATACACTTACAGCAGACGCTACATACGACAACGTAGGTTATACAATGAACGGTCTTGAATTACAGTTCCAACCAGATTTCGGTGAAGTCCAGGTAGATCAGGTTCTTGACGTTGCTAGACTATTTAAGCAAGGCATGCAAGTAAATCTTGCAACAGCCTTTGCCGAAGCAACTTTAGAAAACTTGCTTCTTGCTCTAGCGTATACTAGCGACAAAATCTCAGGAAACAAAGCAGCATCTACAGGAAGAACATTAAACCTTTCTGCAGGCGATATTGGAGAAGTTCCAGTAGAGCGTGGATTAGTTGCTGTTGGCCCAGGAACTGGAAACCCAGTAACTGCAGCCGATGTTGAAAGAGTTTACACAGCATACCGTGCTTTGTCAATTGAAAACGTAACTGTATCAGCAAAGCGTGATGAGGCTTCAATGTTTGAAGTATCATTCCGTTTATTGCCAGAAGATACATCAGGATCTTACGGTAAAATCGTAGATCGCACATACGGTCAATCATAATCTAAATTCAGATTAAACAAATACCCACTTCTTAGGAGGTGGGTTTTTTGTTGTGTCTGTGATAGAATAGAATTCTATGGCAACTACAATATATAAAAGTGATATAGTCTATTTATTTGATGGGACAGAATTAGAAATAATACCATTAAAAATAAAGTATCTTCGTGAGTTTATGTTGACATTTAATAATATTAAAAACACAAAAAATGATGATGAAGCCATTGGGGTCTTAGTAGAATGTGTAAGAGTTTGTATGAAACAATACTACCCTAAAATTTCAGGTAGTGTTAAAGATGTTGAAGAGAACATAGATATGCCCACTGTCTATAAAGTACTAGATGCATCTGCAGGTATTAAAATTAATAAAAAGTTAGAAGAACCAGTAAAAGATCAAGCAATTGGTAGTGGTCAAACCTGGGAAACCTTAGACCTTGCAAAACTAGAAGCAGAGGTATTTTTGCTCGGTATTTGGAAAGACTACCAAGAGTTAGAAACTTCCTTATCAATGCCAGAGTTAATGGCAACCTTAGAGGTAATTAGAGAATTAGATTATACAGAAAAAAAATTCTTGGCAGCAATTCAAGGGGTGGACCTAGACAAAGAATCAAATAAAGATAAAGGTCAAAAGGAGTGGGAAGATATGAAAGCAAGAGTTTTTAGCAAAGGAAAAACTATTGACGGCAACGATATTTTAGCATTACAAGGACCTAATGCACAGAAAGCAGGGTTTGGTATTGGGATGGGATTGGATTACGAAGATCTAACAAAATAGCCTGTTTATGCTATAATTGACATAGCCTAATAGGAGGATACACAATGGCAACAACAGTACATGAGGGTGAAGAACTTGTTCTCATGGATGGCACAAAGATTAAGGTACGTCCACTTAAAATCTCTTTGCTTCGTCCATTTATGAAAAAGTTTGAGCAGGTAGCAGGGGTAGCAGAGGATAATGAAAAGTCTATGACTCTTCTTTTAGAATGCGTACAAATTGCTATGGAACAGTATAGTCCAGACCTGTCTAAAGACGTTACTAAACTAGAAGAGGTCTTAGACCTTCCAACAGTTTATAAAATTATTGAAGCCGCTTCTGGAGTTAAGTTAGCAGATGCAAACGCTCTTTTAAATACAGTGCTTGCAAATAACTAAATAATAAAAGAGGTGTAAATGAATGGCTGATGTAAATGCTAATATTGGCGTACATATTGATACGTCGGCGGCACTGGCAGAACTTAAAAATCTTCAACGCCAATTAGCAACCTTTCATTCATCTGTAGCAAAGAATAGCGCTGCCGCAGCAGCCGCTCAAAAGGGTTTACAGACTAATCTTTTAAATTCAATAAATGCAACGGGTAAATTCCGTGCACAAATGGGGTTGGTAAGAACTTCAACAGAATCATTTACTCACGCACTGGAGACTAATAAACTCTCTATGCGTGAGTATTTCCGTTATGCAAGCGGATCTACAAAAACATTTGGCAGATTATTTAAACAAGAATTTAACACAATTGGCAAGGTAGCCGAAGAACGTGTTAAGAAGATGCAGACCCAATATATTAAGATGGGTCGTGATGCTTCTGGAGCAATGAAGGCAATTTCAATAACTCCAAATACTTTAAATATGCAGGACTACTCTACAAAATTAGCAGTAGCAGCACAAAAACAAGCAATATTAAATCAACTATTAAAACAAGGATCAACAAATCTTTTAAATTTTGGTAAAAATACCCAGTGGGCTGGTCGTCAACTTATGGTTGGCTTTACAATACCACTTGCGTATTTTGGCACAGCAGCCGCTAAAACCTTTATGGATCTTGAAGCACAGGCTGTTAAATTTAAACGTGTTTATGGAGACATGTTTACTACCACAGATCAAACAAATAAGGCTTTAGCAGATATTCAAGAACTTGCTAAAGGGTTTACTAAGTATGGTGTTGCAGTTGCAGACACAATGGAAATGGCAGCAAGTGCAGCAGCAATGGGTAAAACTGGTGCAGAACTTACAGCCCAAGTAGCACAAGCAACCCGTCTTGCAGTACTTGGCGGGGTAGAACAAGGACAAGCACTAGAAACAACTATATCTGTAACTAATGCATTTGGTATTGCAGCAGATGAACTAGCAAATAAAATAAATTTTCTTAACGCAGTTGAAAACCAAACAGTAGTATCTATTGAAGATTTAACAGAGGCTATTCCTAAAGCAGGTCCAGTTATTAAACAATTAGGCGGTAGTGTAGAAGACCTAGCCTTCTTCTTAACAGCAATGAAAGAAGGAGGAATTAATGCATCAGAAGGTGCTAACGCTCTTAAATCAGGTCTTGCATCATTAATTAATCCAAGCAAAAAAGCAAGTGAAATGCTTGCCAATATGGGCATTAATATTAAGGCAATTGTTGAAGGTAATGCTGGAAACATTAGAGAAACTGTTATAGATTTTGCACAGGCATTAGACACCCTAGATCCGCTTAATCGTGCTCGTGCTATTGAGCAACTATTTGGTAAGTTCCAATCTTCACGTCTATCTACACTATTTCAAAACGTAACCAAAGATGGAACACAGGCTAGTAAGGTTTTGCAACTTGCTGGAGCATCAATTGAAGAACTTGCAATACTATCTGA